AAATCGGAAAAGTCGATGGATAAATCGGAAAAGTCGATGGAGGTCGTTTTTGAAATGTGTGAAAGAAAAGATAGCTTGACTACTATTGATTCTGATGATAATAGTTCCATTGAGAATAGTAGTGTAGAAGACAAGGAAGAGGAAGACGATGACGACGATGACGTTGATGATGACGATGATGATGACGACGATGATGATGATGATGATGACGATGATGATGATGATGATGACGAAGTTTTTGCATACATTAAGAATTTTCCAGTTCAAATGATTTGCCTCGAAAAATGCGACGGGACATTGGACCAATTGCTCGAGAATGAAGATTTGAAAGAGAAAGAAATTGCAAGTGCATTAATACAAGTCAATTTCTCGCTCATGATTTATCAGAAAGCATTTCAATTTACACACAATGATTTGCATACAAACAATATTTTATGGAAAAAAACAGATTTAACTTTTATTCATTATGTTTTTAAAAACAATACATATCGTGTTCCTACTTTTGGAAGAATCTTCAAGATTATCGATTTCGGTCGGGGAATTTATCGTTTCCAAAATAAATGGTTTTGTAGTGATAGTTTTGCGCCCGAAGGAGATGCTCATTCTCAATACAACTGCGAGCCTTTTTTAAATCCCAACAAACCCAGACTCGATCCGAATCCTAGTTTTGATCTGTGTCGTTTGGGTTGTTCTTTGTACGATTTCGTGTTTGATATAGATGCACCTTTGCCGACCAAAATGACTGAACTACAAAAAACAGTAATGAGATGGTGTACAGACGACGAGGGTAAGAATATGTTGTACAAAAAATCGGGCGAAGAAAGATATCCCAATTTCAAACTGTATAAAATGATTGCGCGTCTCGTTCATAATAATTTACCAGAAGATCAATTGGCTTTTCCGTTTTTCTCGCAATTCCTTGTTCCTCGAGCGAATAAAGAAAAAATGACTTCTTCTGTTTGTGTTAACGTCGACAAAATTCCAACCTATTCCTAATTTATTTTGACCAAATATGATATAGGGCGAAAATGGCAAACACCCTTTTCAATGAGAACAATAAATTAAATGATTACAGGAATGACGAGACAATTAAAAAAATGCTGGATGGATGCGTTTTATTGAATCATTCCGAGTTCATTTCTTGGTTCAAACCGTTGACTATCACAAAGGCAACTCGAAATGCACATTCTCGAAAACGCCAATTGGTGAATGAAGAAGTGGGACATATCGCGTTTGATATATTAGATGATTTAGCAGATGTGGTATGTAAAGGGAAAATTGGTTATCAATATGGGATGCGTGCGATACGAAACGTTTCCGAAAATTTTGATTATGCAAAACACGACATGTTTGATATTTTGGTTGCAGTAGAACCCAGATATAATAAAATCAATCTGTCTCGGGGAACCCATACGGTAGAAAAAGATAAATTGCAATCCGTGTTGGGTTTTATTGTGGTAGAAAAAGGAGAATGTCAATTGTTGAAAGATATTTATAGTGTGCATTTGATTTGTACGAGAGAAAGCAAGTCCAAGGCGATTAAAGGGGCTGTCTTATTGGGTGCATATTTGTACTGTATTAAATCGTCTGACGAAATTACGGAAAGAAATAAACGTGGAATACTTGAGCTGGCCGGGGGGTATATGAATTTATCGGGGTTTTTCGCCTATTCCAAACTAGGATTCGATAAAGATAATTCGTTATATGATGAACTACATTGCTTCAAAGATGCTGGGAATTTGCCCATGTCTGTCGATTTAACAAAATATAGCTCTCGAGACATTATTGACATGGTGAATGGAACCAAAAAACGCTTAGCGGAAGACGATACTGGAATATATCAAATAGGTGTTCCGAAAGATGAAATGGAAAAAAGAATTCAAACCAATGTTGCGATTTTAAGCAATATGAAACAAATGTTGGTTTTGGATAAAGAACCCAGTGGAGAAGAATATAATCGGATTATGCACAATGTTGATAAAACAGATAAAGTAGGCAAAATAAAGAAATTAGACGAATATATTCGAACACAATTGGCGCAATTGAATAAATCTTATAGTCAAGACAGTCAAGAACGGCAAGAACGGCGTAAAAGAAAACTTCTTCGTAAACGAAAAGAATGCAAATCGCGTAAACTTCTTCATTGTCAAGAACGTGTGCAGACTATTCAGCAGGAGAAAGAAAGCAAAAAAAGAACTTTGTCAGAAAAAAGAAAAAGTATGGAAGGAGAAACGAGAGAAAGGGAAGCAAGGGAAGAAACGAGAAAAACGAAATTGTCAAGTGAAAAAAAAACAAAAAAGATATGTACCCCAAAAAATAGTACCAAAAAACAATGTGCGCGCAATGGTTGTTGTGTTATCTCGGGATAAACGTATTTAGATGATTTTGTGTTTGCGTATTTGGAAAACACAAGATAATTTCTCTGAATGTTATAAATGAACACTTTTTCAACCGTATCAAAATTGTATAAAAATGCACAGGTATCTACAAATACCTTGAGTTTTGTCAATAGGTACGTGAAAATACTTTCTCTAGGAGTCAGTGGAGGAACTGCATTTTCAGATTTATCCGCTACGGCATTATACTCTACCACGAGTATGGGAATCAATATGACAAATCAAAATACGACGTTCAGTACATTGAAATACAATGGGAATTTATTGAAAACGTCCGATATCGCGCCTACAAATACAATCGATTATACAATATATTGCAAATATAAATGCCGAACCAATATTTTACCCATTTTGAACCGAATATATCCGAATGTGATCAGTGCGATTGGGAATGTGACGACTGGAAGCAATCTAACTTTGAATTTCTTTTCGTCTTTAAATTCTGGAACTGTTATTCCTTATCGTATTTCTGGCGTCACTTCTGCCAATTTGAGCCCCGCTACATTGTCTGGGACTGTTGTGGCCCCATATCAAAGTCTTAATTACACTGTAAGTGGAGGAACGACGATGAACATTGATATTTCTGGCGGAACCACTGCGATCGTGATTATCACGCAATTGAGTAGAACTGTATACACAGTGACAGTATCAGGAGGAGTATATTGGATTTCTACGAACGGAGCGACTGCAGACTCGAACCCCAATTTGACGTTTAGTGCAGGAAATGTATATGTGTTTGACCAAAGTCATGTGAGTAATGTTGGGTTCCCACTTCGTTTGAGCACAACTGTAGATGGTCCCGTTCCATATACTACGAGAGTTGTCACGAATGGAACTCCTGGGTCCGCAAATGCGTACACCTTGATCGATGTCAATGCAACTACAACGCTTCCTCTCTATTATTATTCCACGACAGCTGCGAATATGGGATATGTGCCGTTACAACCGCCATTTATATGGTATAAATTTAATGAAGCATTTGGATCAACGGCAACCAATTTTGGTTCTGGAGGTTTGCCGTATAATGGAGTTATCACAAATACAGCCGTTCCAACTGTTCTTAGTTATGAAACTTATGAAGGAAAAAATGGACTGTATAGCAATTCTAATAGCACAAATAAAGCGGCATATTTAGTTGTACCATACAAAAATGTTACAGTGCCATGTTCTATGTCATTATGGATTTATATCATCTCTAAAGGAGGAGGCGACACAATAGTATTTGAAAATTTCGATAGTGGATCAACCGTTTATTTTAATATATTTCTTGATGATGGAAATAATTTTTCTAATGCTACTTCTGGCATTTCTATACAATTTAATAAATGGCTCCATTATGTACAGACGTATAACCCGACTACGCAAGTTAAAAAAATGTACATTGATAAAGTATTGGTCGAAACGAAAACAAATGTTTCATTATCTAATAATAGATTTGGTGGAAAGTTAATGGGGGCAGGAAATGCTTATAATATGTTAAATGGTGTTATCGCAGATTTTCGCTTTTATGAAACGGAATTATCGACAACTGATATTTCTGATTTATTTTCATCCTTTTTAATTTAGATTTCAATTTATTGTCCAAAGTCCTTAGTAGTCCTTAATTCTAATAATCTAATAAAACATCATTTTTATAAAAAAAATCATATTTCCCCCCTTATTTCTTTACAGCCTCTCGCTCTTCGAAATCGACCGTTTCCTTCACGCCGATCAAATTGCCATTTTCATCCATCGTTTGAGTCAATTTATTCCCCGTTTGTTTCGCCAAGTCAATATTGGCTTGAATGGCCTTGCGCTTACTCTCATACAAACGCTTATCGAATTCTTCCTTTGCTCTCATTTCATTCTTCAGCTTTTCGTGATGCAATTGATTGAGTTCTTCCTCCATAAACTCAATACGTCCCGTTTTATATGCATCTGGATCGAGAGGAGTCCATACAAAGTTGCGACCCACAAAAATATCGTGATTCGGGTCTCGGTCTCTCAATTCTTTGGCGTATTTCTCCGCCTCTTCCGCAGTGGAAAAGTTTCCACGATTGATAAATCCTCGCACGGAAGTTTGAAATTGATTATTCTTTTGAAATTCCTCCGTGAGTTTCGACTCGTGCTTGTCTAGAAACTGCTTAAAATCTCCTTCCGTATCTTCGCGCTTTAGCACGTTCTCTTCTTCGTGCACAAATTCCACGAGATCATTCATGATGGAATCGGCATTTAGATGATACTTGAACGCAATAAACTGAGTGAAATCAGAATACATAGAAAGTGCCTTTGCGTATCCCCACTGCTTCACAAACTTTTCAAATAAAAACAATTCTCTCTGTTTAATCACTTTTTCAGGAGAAATAAAAGAATAACAACCATACAATTGACTTGCGATGGATGGGTCTTCATTTAGGAGATCCACATATTTAGGATTAAATTTCCCATTGGGTTTCATCTTTTGCTCGAACGTTTTGACGGATTTGGACATGATAAATTTAGGGGGTTTTAAGGTATTGACCCAAAAGTCATTTAAGTTGTTTTTCCTTTGAAATGTATATTTTTTTGTTCTGTTATAATATATTTCTAGACAATGAACGACATGTTTGATTTTAGTGAATTCGTGAAACGCGCAATCAAATACATTGTGGAGGGTATCATGGTTGCCATTGCTGCATTCGTCATTCCCAAGAAGACGCTGAACGTCGAAGAAGTGGTGATTATCGCCTTGTCTGCTGCGGCTACTTTTGCCGTGCTCGATGTCTTTGTCCCATCCATGGCAAGTAGTGCTCGTGGTGGTGCCGGCTTCGGTATAGGTGCTAATCTGGTGCATTTCCCTCGAGCGTTTTAGTGAACACGATATGAATTTTTAATAAAATAAATTCATATCTGTTGATAATGTATACGTACAATGAGTACAATGAGTGCTGCTCGAGGAGTATTGAGTCAAGAAATGAGTAGAGTAGCTGCTTCTGCTCATGAATATGCAACTGGTGCAAAAGCAAAAGCAAAAGCAAAAGCAGAAGCAGAAGCAGAAGCAGAAGCAAAAGCAAAAGCAGAAGCAGAAGCAAAAGCAGCAGAAGCAGAAAGATTACAAGCTAAAAAAGAAGAAGAATTAAAAGCTAAAAAAGAAGAAGAATTAAAAGCAAAAAGATTGGAAGATGAAGCAGAAGAAGCGAAAATAAAAAAAGAAACCGCATTATTAGGTTATCAAAAAGTAGATTGGAGTAAAGATTATTGGAGAAACACAACTCATTTGACAAAACATAATTTTTACGCTTATGACTATGTAAAAGAACAAATTGCAGCAATAGAAGTAACAAGATTAAGGTATCAACCTCCATATGATGATGTGTTCTATAAAGGTGTAGATAGCTCAGATGAACAAATTGTCATAGAAACTCAACCCGAAAAATATGGAACAAATGGAAGCTATACCCCAGATATATATTTAAAAGAAGCAGACTTTGGAAAAAAAGGAGGGAGAAAATCCCGTCGGATTAAAAAAAAATCAAATAAATCTTGTCGTTTGAAGAAACGATTCAAAATCAAGCGAACCAAACGTCGTTAATATATATCTCAATTCGTCATTTGAGATATATTTTTCATACAGTCGGAAAATATTCCCAATCCAAGTAATTACACACTTTTTTCCAAATCATATCTTGTTCCAACTGTTTTATACGGTCTTTCATCATAGGAATAAACGGCAAGTACTGTTTCTGGTCCAATAAAACACACAACTGGCACAAAATATAAGTGTAATTAAAAAAGTTGGTACGCGTGATTGGGCAGAAAATCGCCCATGGTTGTTGTATTTCAATAAACAGCACACATAATGTTTCGATCAATTCTTCATCCATAACGGGCGGTTTGATTCCCAAAATAGAATTGATATATTGAATATGTTCGAAATATTTATTGTACCCTAAAATACTCAAAATATTTCGCATTTCACTGTAATTCATTTCCGACAATTTCTTCCGTTCTTTGATGATCCGTTGTTTGACAGTGTCGAGGACTTCGTCCGGGATTTTCGTGGTTTCTTTCGCCTGAAATTGAGACAAAATTTCCTTGAAATGATTCAAACGAATATACGCGGTATAAGATACTTCATTCGGCATTTCTTTGTTGAGTGGTTTTTGATTGTCGACAATATGCACAACGAATTTCCCGCATTTCGTATTGTTGCAAATGAGGACTCCTTCTTCTTCTAAAGGAATGAGTTCTCCTTGGTTGCACAGCAAACAAGTGTCGGAATCCAACAAATACTCCTGTAAATGCAAAATGTCTCCTCCCACATTTTTCCAATACTGTTGATATATTTTTTTAGAGGATTTATACTTTTCACTGTTCATATTCGCACTTTCTGAAGTAGTCCCTTTGATTTTGAAAAAGTTATTGATTGTTGCCACATCTTTCAAATTATCTCCGCTCGAGATTTTCTGTTTTTCTTCATAATAATGAAAAATATATTTCGAATTATGCAACAAGTATTTCTGTTTTTCTTGTTTTAGTTTTTGAATTTCTAGTTTCATTTCTTTGATTCTGTCGAGAAATTCATAATATTCTTCGTTTTTTTTGCTTTTTAAATTCTTCGCTTTTTGTTTCAATTCTTCTCTTTCGGCGATTAATTTGGGGATGGTTTCAAGCTCAATTACACGAAATATTTGCACCATATCTGTGTGTTTCTCATCAATCGTCTGATTTTCTTTTTTTTTTCCTTCCATTATTGTCTTTGGATAGTAGTATCTATTGTTCTATATAAATTTTCCCGCAAATAATCTTTTTTTCATATATATAAATATATATGTAAGAAACTTCATATATATGAATATGTAGATACACATTTTGAAAAGACATGTAAAAAACAGATAGAAGTGTAGAAAGAATTAAAAAATGGCCAAAAACGGAATATATCCAAAAAATAAAATCTTTAGGGATAATATATACAATAAAACATGGCAGGAGCACTAATGCAAATCGTCGCTTATGGCGCACAAGATCTTTTTTTGACTGGTACCCCCGAGATTACATACTGGAAGGTGTCTTACCGTAGACACACTAACTTTGCAATGGAAAGTATTGAGCAGACTTTCCAAGGACAGGCTGACTTTGGACGAAGAGTCAGTGCGATTTTGTCGAGAAACGGTGACTTGGCGTACCGAACTTATCTTCAGGTGACTCTTCCCGAGATCAACCAGTCTATGAAGGGCCTTAGTGGCTATGTTTATGCCCGCTGGTTAGATTACATCGGTGAGCAGCTGATCGCCGTCGTGGAGGTGGAGATCGGAGGTCAGCGAATTGACAGACAGTATGGTGACTGGATGCACATCTGGAACCAGCTCACAATGACCTCGGAACAGCAGAAGGGTTACTTCAAGATGATTGGTCACACCACTCAGCTTACCTACATCACCGATCCTAACTTTGCGGACATTGCGGGTCCTTGTGCCGCTACTGGTGGACCTTCTCAGGTGTGCGCTCCTCGCAAGGCGCTTCCTGAGACCACTCTGTATGTCCCTCTGCAGTTCTGGTTCACCAAGAACCCTGGTCTAGCTCTTCCTTTGATTGCCCTTCAGTACCACGAGGTCAAGATCAACTTGGATATTCGTCCTATTGGTGAGTGTCTTTGGGCAGTATCTTCGCTTGATAATGCCAGTGGCACTGTGTCTGTGTCTACCGCTTACCAGCAATCTCTGGTTGCTGCCTCTCTGTACATTGATTACATTTTCTTGGACACTGACGAGAGACGCAAGATGGCACAGAACCCCCACGAGTACTTGATTGAGCAACTGCAGTTCACTGGAGATGAGTCTGTTGGATCCTCATCCAACAAGATCAAGCTCAACTTTAACCACCCTTGCAAGGAATTGATCTGGGTTGTTCAGCCCGATGCCAACGTGGACTACTGCTCTTCATTGGAGGCGGGATCCACCCTGTACAAGACTCTAGGCGCCCAGCCTTTCAACTACACCGATGCCATTGACGCTCTTCCTAACGCAATCCATGCCTTCGGTGGACCTGATTCCACCTCTGGTGCTGGTTCGGTGATTACCAACGGCCTTTTCCAGATGCCTGGTGCCGTTGATGTTCAGAGTGATGATCCAGCTGTCACCACCTCTTTGTGGTATGGAACCACGAACAGTGTGTTTGGTGAACAAGTCGCAGGCCATGCTTTAAACAATTCCGACTCTCCCTCTGGTGTGTCTGATGCAGGAACCTTTGTTCTTGCCGAAACTGCTCTGGACATGCACTGCTGGGGTGAGAACCCTGTGGTTACTGCCAAGCTCCAGCTCAACGGCCAGGACCGTTTCTCGGAGCGTGAAGGATCTTACTTTGACGTGGTTCAGCCCTTCCAGCACCACACCCGTGCCCCCGACACGGGTATCAACCTTTACTCGTTCGCACTCAGACCCGAGGAGCACCAGCCTTCCGGTTCTTGCAACTTTTCCCGAATTGATAACGCTGTTCTTCAGCTGGTTCTCTCTTCAGGAACTGTTGCATCCACTTCCACTGCCAAGGTTCGTGTGTATGCTCTTTCATACAACGTGCTTCGTGTCATGAGCGGAATGGCAGGCATAGCATATTCAAACTGATTGGTATGGCTGGATTTTACAATAGGGGACATACATTTTCATCAAATGTTGAAATATATTTTTTGGTGCTTATAAATAAAAAAATCAGATTATAAAAAATATTATTTTTATAATCATTTAAGTAGTGACTCCGATTATTAGATTATTTGATTGGAGAAAGTGTCCAAATTGTCATTTGATTGTTTTTTTCTTTTTCGAAGCTCTAAGTGCGGTTTGTTTTATAATAAAACGCATTGTTTTATATTTTTAAAGCGACAAATGATATAAACTGATCACTCTAATATTCATTATAAGATGAGCTTAGATATTGTAACCCTCATCGAAAACAATCCGATTACCAAGTTTAACAGAAACTCGCAGTCTAAACTTATTGCAAAAGTTCAACAAAAGTTTTCTGTGTATGAACAACAACTATTCCTAACAAGCTTTTACTGTTACTTAAATTACGATTACAAAACAGATTTTCGAATTGACCTCGACAATATTTGGAAATGGTTAGGATTTGGTCAAAAAGTAACTGCAAAGGTGCTGTTGGAAAAACAATTTAAGGTAAACATCGACTATACAAACTCGCTTTCGGTACACCAAAAGCGATTAAATGGTGGCCATGGTGGCCAAAATAAAGAAATTTTCATGTTAAATGTGGATACGTTCAAAAGGTTTTGTATGAAAGCTGGAACGAAGAAAGCAGATGAAATTCACGAATATTTTATAAAATTAGAAAATGTTTTACAAGAAATAATAACTGAAGAAAGTGACGAACTTCGGCAGCAATTTGCACAGTTAGAAGACAAACAAAAAAAAGAGTACGAACGCAAATTGGAACAACAAAAAGTCCTCGAAAAAGAAAAGATATTATTGAGAGAATATGGTACAATCGGTGCCATATTTTATATTATCAAAGTAAAATCATGGGACAATAAACAATATGTTATCAAAATCGGTGAAAGCAGAAGAGGCATAGAAGGAAGATATAAAGAACATAAAAGTAAATACAAGGAGTGCGTATTATTGGATTGTTTCGCAGTCGAAAGAAGCAGAGAATTTGAAACGTTCGTCAAGGATCATGAGTATATAAGACCGAGCAAATGTACAACATTGGAAGGTCATGAAAATGAGTTAGAACTCATACTCATTGGTAAAAATCTTTCTTATCAAACCTTAATCAATATCATAGAAAATAATATCAAGTATTTTAATCACAGCGATAACGTGAAATTACAGCTCGAAATCGACAGATTGCACTTGTTACTTGAGATGAAATCGGGCAATAACGAGAATGTTCTCATCCATGACCTAATTAAAACCGTGAAACAATTATCTGCGAAAATAGAAAATCTTGAAAGAATATACACGACCCCGCCACAACCCGTATCACCACCGCGTGTACTTACTGGGTTCCAAGATCCATTGAGAACAGTCGGACCCAGATTACAGAAAATAAACCCCGAAACACTTGCCTTGGTGAAAGTCTATGAAACGGTCACGGAATTAATGAACGAAGATACCCGCATTAAACGACCGAGCCTCAATAAGGCAGTTGTAGAAAATACCGTATATTGCGGATTCCGTTGGGTGTTAGTAGACCGAGAAATTGATCCGAATGTGATTAAAAATCTCTCCCCTACCATACCTACCAGAGCTCAAAACTTGGGGTATATTGCTCAGATTAACCAAGAACAAACTGCTATTGTCAACGTTTTCATCGATAGAAAATCCGCTGCACGGTTAAACGGATATGATTCTATGTGTGCATTGGATTTTCCAGTAAAGAAATACACCATCACGAATGGGTATTATTATAAACTTTATGATGATTGTGATGCGGAACATCGAAGAGTATTCGAGGAAGAAATAAATGGCACTCCATTGTTATATAAGAACGGACTCGGACAATACGATCTTGAGAATAATCTCCAACAAGAATTCATTTGTAAGTATGACTGTTTGAAACAATTAAAAATGAGCGACAAAACGTTGGCAAAAGCAATGGAGAAAAACGTCCCGTACAAAGGATGTTATTATAGATCACTTCCGGAGAAACTGAAATGCAGATAGATAGTCTACTTTTTCTCGCTGAAACTCATCGCAAATGCAGGCCGTTTAACCGGCTCGTGTAACACGTTTGGGAGTATTTCGGGGTAAACATTCGCCATTTCGACGTCGCCTTTTTTTTCTCCTCCTTCCGTTCCACTCTTCGTTGTCTTCCAAAAGGATGACCCCTCCCAGGATTCCACTTCGGTTTGAACCGTTTTTTTTCGTTGTCTTCATTTTATCGGTTTCGGTTTAATTTTTGAAAAAGAGTATAAATGGATGGTTTCCAGAATCAGAAATGAATACCCAACACGAATGGTTGTTGTCGACTCTATTAGAATTTTATCAGAACAAAGAGTATTTGGATACATTGAAAAAAATTATTAATCGTGAATTTGTGGTGGAGAAGAAGAAGTTATCTATACGAATAGTGAATTGGTTCGTGACGAATTATGCGAAACAACATTTCACCGTATACGATCTCCCCGAAGCCAAACGTTTTTTCGTGTGGACAAGCTACAAGTCAACGGAAGATAGTTACTCGAAACAAATGTTCGATCCATATTGCCGACAAGAACGAATACTCATTCCATATGACGAAAATTGTCGCATTGAAACCACCATAGGACAATTGCATTTTTTCAAGTGGGCGATTCTGAATAAAGTGTTGGATTATATTATTGAACATTTCGATTTGATTGAACACGACATGTCTGCGAGACTGAATACGTTGAAACGGAAACCCATAACAACACCAGAACCAGATGCAGGCAAAACACGAAAAAAAAGGGAAGAATTGTCGACGAATGCATGTCGAAGCATTCGGAAAGAATTTTGTCCCATTCAAATTACTTTTTGAAAAATTAGTTTTTCAATACAGTGTCAATATGTTTGATGGATAATTGTAAAGTATCGTCGTCATAGCACGGAAACCACGCGTGACCTTGTACCAATGCACTAATTTCTGGTACTTTGATCGGATTATACGAAGAATCGGTCATGAGATAAATGACATTTCGCCGTTTATCATTCCACGCATCTTGAATATCTTTGATTTGTTGCACCGAACGAATCGTCGTTGGAGATACACAAATAATCAAGAAATACGCGGTCTGATAATCTTTTTCTAGAAACGTATATTCCGCAAAATGCGAGGTCAAATGAGTTGCGATGTGTGCATTATCCGGATTGCACGAGATATACAGCGTGTTTTTCGCGATACAAGATGAAGATGCACCCATGTTTTTTTGTTATCTGATTTTATGTTTCAAGAAAAAAAATCAATTTTTCCCGGAAATAATAAATACCCGAAAACCAATTAAATTTATATGTATCCAATTTACATATAAATGTCCTATGTACTGGCAACCATCCAATTGCCGATCGAAATGTTCGAAAATGGACATTACGAAATTTATTCCGACCGAGTCTCGATTCAACTCCATCCATGCGACACGTTGCCCGAAAAAAATGAATATAACAATCAAGATTTATTAGAACAGATTTTTTCAATGAGTAAAAAAAAAGAAAAAGAAGAGGAAAAAGATGAAAAGGTTTACCTGAAGAAAAGCCGGCCGAAAAAACGTGAAAATTTAACTTTTTCAAATCGACCAAAAAGTCATCGATATACAAAACATAATTATCCTAGTTTAAATACATCCACCGCTGATTCCCGTCTATCATTATCGGATTTGGATTAACCATGGGAATCTTATGAATCATATTGAGAGATGAAATGGACTCGATTTGAGGAACCACTTTGGGTAATGGTTGAACTAGATTTGTCGAGCCAATCCCGAATAAAAACGATTCAATATCACAATCGTTTTTCGCTAAATCCCTGCCGGCAATTTTCCCCGTTAATAATCCATCGCCCGCAAAATTGGTCTGGATCGGTTTTCCTTGAGTACTATGAATATACGTACGCTCGTTATATTGCTTATGGAGCGACCATTGTTCCATTGCGTAATTGCCAGGCGTGTTTTTATTTCGCGTCGATGCCATCTATATAGTTATGAAGTTTATTTTCGAGTCAGATAAAGATGTAACATTTTATATTCGGAACAATTCTTTACATCTCCGCCGTGCAAAAATAGATGGACACAAGTATAATACAAATGAAACATGTCGTAACAACAAATCACTGCGTGACCGATTGACGGATCGGTTGAAAATACACACGCGGCGGCTAAAGTATACAACTCATGAAATACCGGGTGGTCTTTTGTTTTCTCGAACAAAATGTCCATGCACCGCTTTTCTTGCTCTTGATCAAAGGTCAACTCATCTTTTGATTCATCGTCTAAATCGGTCAAGTCGTGAGAGACCATATCGCCGTAGGTAGTTGTTTTTAACGGATCGAAACAAAAGGTGTGACGAATGAAACTTCGATATTCTGCGGAAGTTTCGTAACAAATATGGGATGGTAAATTCTTAAAAAAGGTTAAATACTCCATTATAAGAATGTATGAATATTTATATATATAGGTTTTTTCATAGATATAAATAGTTTTAATGCTTTCTGCTTCTTCTTCCGCTTCTGCTTCTTTTGCTTCTTCTTCCGCTTCTGCTTCTTCTTCCTCCCATAGAAGGTCCCGACATCGGTGCCTTCGCAGAACCTCCTCTATTCGGTCTTCTTTTTCTTCCTCCTTTGCCTGCACCTTCGCCTTGAATAATCGATATCGGATCCATTTTATTTTATATATTATCCCTATAAAATAAAAAAGGGGTCGGAAATTTAACGCCTTCTGCGACTTTTTTTGCTAGATCTCTTTCTTCGGGATCCCTTTGAAGTTCTTCTTCTTCGGCGACCTCCGGTACTTTTTGTATCTAGTCCTAGCATTTGAGTAATTGGGTTTCCTCCCGCCTGTTGCATTTTCTGACCTCCAACTTTCTCTGTTGATGACATTGGTGACATATCTATATATTAATGAAATATTAAATTTTTGGAACGAATTTTTTTAAGACCCCCCTAAAATCCAAGATCCGTGGGTCGAGATTTTTGACTAAAGTATTTGTCCCCAGATTCTCGAGAAGTGGTTCCTCCCCGAACCCATCCGTTTAATGCAGATTCTTCCACTGTGCGATGATCCTTTCCTTTTTCTAAAGGATAATCTTCTAAAGGATTAAAACTATCCTCCATCACGGTGCTCACACTTTTCTTGCCACGAACCGGTTCCCCCATCAGCAATTGAGACTCTACAATGGGGTCACATGAACCTCTTCCTAAATAAGGAATCGTTACAAAAGGACGGGCATTCAATTGCATTTTTTCTAAAGATCGTTCTTGTTTCGAATTCCAAAATAAAGACGACTCGTCCTCTACACTCGCTCCTAAACCAAGTCCTCCATTGATACCACTCACCATGAGGCCAGGATATTGGGTCGCAAATTGAATATGTGAATTTGAAGTACTGTCACTAAAATAATGATTCAACATACGATTCAAATGCTGGGTATTTTGTAAATTGCTTTGCGTTTGATCCGTCATATCACTTCCAATTCGACCTTGTTGATTAAATATGTTTGAAAACATTGTTTTCTATACATTTCTATATTATTTTTTATAATTGATGACGGGCTAAATTGCGAGCACACGCGAATTGATTTCCTTCTTTACACGAAACCATACTACCATAGCAAAAATCCGCAAACGAATCTTGATCGTTGGGAATGGTCGTGCTCGGATTGGAAAAGAATGGCCGCATGGATTGTTCGAAAACGAGATTATCTTCTAAACTTTTGAATAATTTGTCAGTCATTCTGGGTTGTTCGGGATTTGTTTCGGAAATCATTTGTCTCGCTTGTTTCAAAATATTCGTCTGTGCTTCCGTGGTATACGAAGGCGGTGCGGGTTTTTTCTCGCTCGCATAATCATAATCCCCCATTAAGACATTCCCCATTGGATTCGTGGAAGAAGGAGTATCAAACAAATTCGGAATCAGTTGATCTTTAAACATTGTTTGGGTGAGAGAAGAAAAAGAATTAGTAGAAAAAGATTCTTTTTTATGTGTCTTTTGATAATACCCCCAAATGGCTCCCAGCGTGAGACCGCAAATAAATAGCACACGAATACTTTGATTCACGAAAAACCAAAAAATGCTCAGAACAATGACTAAACGAGTAATACTGTTCAATTGCCGATTGCTCGACATGGAAGTCATCGGGAAAAATTCAAACATGTATTTTTGATCAAATAAGATATTCGGATTATTCCCCCAAAAGGGGACTAGTATTTCGTCTTCTTTTTCCTTTTCTTCTTTTTCTTTTAATTGGAGTTCTTCCATGGGAATATATTCAGACGCCATTTAATTGGATATTATATTATAATAACAGATTATTGGACGACATAATACCTAAAGGGTTTATTCGTGTATTATTCTCACCTTTTCGCACATCTTGTCCATCAAAAAAGTATCGCATTTCTTGCTTCTGGGAACAATGTGTAAAACACATTTCGATTTTTCCCCCGTCAATGGTTCCGTGCATCCTTTCTCTTTTTTAATCCTTTTTTTTGTGTTGGAACATCTAGACCGGAAATGTTCATACCGATCTCTCACTTCTTCGTACGTCAAATTCGATTTCTTCTGCAACATGGCATTCACCAATTCGTGTAAATCGTAAATATATTTGGAAAAGGTAGTCCGCGATTTCATATGACTTTTGAGAAACGGCAATCGTTTAAAATTGTTCCCGAGATTCTTTCGACATTTCCCGCACGGAAGGACGTACTGTAGTTTCTTAATAAATTCGCTGTAATGTTGTTTGTCTTTTTCGGACGGATTCACTGGGTAATTAAAACTCATGGTGTGTAAATAATGCCACATTGGCGGTCCCCACACGGTCGTCAGCATACCGTCATTGCTTTGATACTCTGACGCATTGAATACGGGGACTAAGGGACGTCTCCTACGGGTTTTCATATATATTAGAGGAAAGGGAAATAAATAGATCGTCATTGAAAAGAAAAAACGAAAATGTCTCAATATCGCACGTTTTTGGACTATTTAGATTCTTATCAATCGAAAAAGCAGTTGCGATTTGTCGAGGGAATCGAGTTTATATACGCAACTCAATATGATTATCAAACGCATTATCAATCGTATTATAGCTCCTCTCGCGATTACGATTTGAACGAAGTGTGCAATCAGTCGAGTTATTTGAAATGGCAAAACGACCATGTCGTTCATCTGGAATCGATCAAAGAAGAAGACGAGAATGAGAAAGAAATACCTAAATTGCGGGTTCATTTGAAAACGCGTCATATTGATGTGGATTTGAAAACGTTACATGATATGGTTGTGCTTCTTCAAAAGAATCCGTATGAGGAAAACGTAGACTATAATATTGATTTGAAATCGTTGCAGAAAGTCAAAGCGGAAATCGAAGAACTCGATAATATGATTGGTCTCTCTTCTCTCAAAACATCCATTTTGAGACAATTGATTTATTTTATTCAAGGATTTGGTCTTCCAGGCGACTATAAACATACCGTATTGACAGGACCACCAGGGGTAGGGAAAACGGAAGTGGCCAAACTGATTGGGAAAATGTATTCGAAACTCGGTATCTTGAAAAAGAACGTATTCAAAAAAGTTACACGTACCGATTTGGTCGCGGGATATTTAGGTCAAACGGCGATTAAAACGAAAAAAGTCATTGATGAATGTGAAGGCGGGGTTTTATTCATCGACGAAGCGTATTCTTTGCACGAAGACGATACGTTTGCAAAGGAATCTGTAGATACGTTGTGTGAAGCGCTCAGTGATCGGAAAAACGATTGGATGGTGATTGTCACGGGATACGAAAAAGAACTGGAAAATACGTTTTTCAAAATCAATTCGGGTATGAAATCGCGTTTTATCTGGTGGTTTTCCATTGACCCATATACTCCTTCGGAATTATGTCTCATTTTCCAGAAAATGATTGTTGATCAAGACTGGAAAATGCCGAGTCCGATTCCTTGGAATTCTCATTGGTTTAGTGATAATAAATCTTTTTTCGAGCACAACGGTCGAGACATGGAATTGTTATTTTCATATGTCAAGATTGCACATGCACAACGCGTCTATGGAAACAAATCGGAACGAAAAGTGATTACAATGGAAGATTTAAAGTCTGGGATGAGTATTTTCAAGGACAACAAAAAAAAGAAACCGTCGGGAGATATGTTGGGGTTGTATACATAAAGTGTATGCATAAAGTAGAAAATGGAGAACCCAACGGATGAAAGGAGAACAATTCAAATCAATCCAGAAATGTTTCGAGTACATGATACGAGAAAACGAACTCCGAAGAAACCCATCAAAGTGAAAGTTCCCGAGACAAAACCCAAGAATACATCTACTTTGAAAAAGAATCTGTTGAAACTCATTCGGAATCATCAAGAGCAGAGGAATTTGGAGAAGAATCAAAAGAAAGAAGTCAAAGAAAATAAAAGCAAGGGAGATTTGCAAGAATCCATTGATTACTTTGAGAATTTGAGAAAAGCACAGACGGCGCAAAATGCTACTTTGCGCAAATATCCTTCGCAGACCGTGCCTTTGACACAACCTTTGCAGACCGTGCCTTTGACACAACCTTTGCAGACACCTCAGATACTGTCTCAACCAATGACACAACAAGTGCCCGTTTTGTTGCCATTTTCTCCCATTCAACTGCGACCTCCTGCTCCCCAATATGGATGTTTGAAAAATGGAACATTGCCTACTTTTAAAACGTGGAGAAACATAACCCAAAGACAAAGACCACCAATCGAAGAAGCGTTTCCTCCCCCCTCGGCGAAACAAATGGATTACGAAGTTCATCTGACAAATAAAATCAAGAGCATGTCTGAAAAAAAGCAATGGAATGCCATTCAACAACCGAAAAAAAAACTCAACAGTAAACAAAAACGTATATTACGCAGAACATATCATGTGGGCAAATCCAAAGTTCATCCTCGTGTGTCTGTGTTATTGTCGAATCGAACATTAAGAAATAATGTCAATTTACAAGAAATCGATTTGAAACAAACGCCCATTCACGAAGTAAAACAATACTTGATAAAAAACGGATTTGTCAAGGTCGGCACTCTCACTCCGAATGATGTGTTGCGGAAAATGTATGAGAGTGCAAAATTGATTTGTGGAGAAATAAAAAATCATAATCCCGAAAATCTCTTGTACAATTACTTCAATGAACCGTTGGAAAGTTAGCGTTTTTCCATTGCTCAGTAGACTAACTTTTTTGTTCAGGGTTTAGTAAAATATAACTATGATGTATATGAGACCCAAGACAGAACCGCTGGTAGAAGAGCCAAAAAAGGGTGGGAAACATCAAAAAAAGGGGGGAAAGAAACCGCGAAAACCATGTGAAGCCGAATTGCTTCGAATTATGTTTCATGAAGACCCTTCCACTCAAGAATTTTTCTCTTCCAAAGAACCAGATCAAAAGAAATATGATTCAATCCCTTTTGAGAGAAACATGTTCGACCGTGCCCAATTTGATAAACTTTTCAATCAGCCCAAAAACAAAAGTCAAGAGGAATATGTCCGATTGTTGCAAAACAAATGTAAAAAAGTAGTGGTGGCCAATGGTCCTGCTGGAACGGGGAAAACTATGTTTGCCACGGAATTTGGAGTTCGTTATTTTTTGACGGATGTGTACGAAAAACTAATTTTTACACGTCCATCCGTGTCGGTCGATGAAGATTTGGGGTATTTGCCCGGGACATTGGAAGATAAAATGGCTCCTTGGGTAAGACCGATATATGATATATTATATCAATTCCTGACACCTAAAGAAGTGACAAAACTGATTGAAGACAAATTAATTGAAATTGCCCCGCTCGGATACATGCGCGGAAGAACCTTTAAGAACGCATGGATCGTGGCGGATGAAATGCAAAACTCGACGATTTCACAGATGAAAATGTTATTAACTCGAATGGGGGAAAACAGTCGTTTAGTGATTACCGGAGATTTGGAGCAGTATGATTCGATTAAAGGTTTGGATACGAATGGACTCGATGATTTCTTACAGCGATTGAAAGGGAAACGATCATCCAGTATTTCCAGTTTCGAGTTTGAGAGAAAAGATATTCAACGAGAAGAAGTGGTGAAAGAAATTCTGGATATTTACAGTGGAGAAGTGATTCCAGATTATACTTCTTCGGATTCGCCATCGACGCCCGAGTCGTCGAGTATAGACGATTTCATTTCTTTGTAAAAATATATAGATGAAGTGGAACTTCAAGAAATGGAGTTCATTTTCAAAAGTTGCAATTCTCATTTTACTTCTTGGTTCGTTAATATTCATTTTTTGTAATCCGCTGAAAGAAGGGTATAAGAAGAAAAAAAAATCTTCGGCACCTGCCGCCGCTAGTGGCAACACAGCGACCACCTCTACCGACGCTAGTGACAACACAGCGACCACCACTACCGACGCCGAGGACACGGCCGAAGCCGAGGGAACTACCGAGGACTGATATAAAATAAAAGAATAAATATATATTTACATAATATAAATGGGATCGAAATTTTTCCAAAAACGAACAGACGTCTCTAAGATGTCACATGCCATTTTGCATAATAAATTTGTACTTTACTTCATTTTCGTGTTGGCAGTAGGCAATTTATTTCAATTTGTGGCGATGAATAATTTGCTCGCAGCGATTGTATTCATTCTAGTCGGATTATTAACTTCGTTCTTTAGCAAAAATATGGTGGTCATTATGGTCGTATCTATGGTTGTGTCTAATATTTTTAAATTCGGTACGAATATTCGTTTAGAAGGATTCGAGACAGACGAAAAGGATGAAAAGAAGGAGAAGAAAGAAGAGAAGGAGGAGAAAAAGGACGAAACAAAAGAGAAAAAGGAGGAGACAAAAAAAGAGGAGACAAAAGAAAAGAAAAATGAACCCTTTAAAGGGAGATCAGGCGACGACGATGACGAGGAAGGGTTTGCGGATGATGATGACGATTAGGAAAATGACAATATAGAATAGTATATTGCCATTCAAATGTTTGTTTTATTAATCTTTTTTATATTTATTTTAATTGAATATCTTTTATTATTGATAGTGAGTCTGATATGGAATCGGAATTATGAAAACAAATCTACCCTTTTTAATTTATGTACAAAAAGATCTCTACAAATGGGATTATATTTGCTCATATCTTTATTGGTAATTGAAACAAGTACAAAAAGCGGAAGACAAAAACAAAACCAGACAAGAGGAAACGATACTCAAAAAACAGTACATCTGAAGTTATAAAGTTCTTTTCCTCAATAATATAAATGGCGGGGATACTCAAAAAAATTACTGCCAAACTAAAATGCGGGACGAAGTTTTTGAAAAATTTTTATTTGTGTGGCTTTTTTTACGTGGTACACATGATTGTATATGTGCTGTATTTACCGATCAAGCTTTTTTTTATCATCACGAAATTTCAGGCATTGGAAAAAGCGTTATGGAAAGTCATTTATTTAGTTGATGGTTTTTTCGCCATGTTGTTTTTCGGGTTTCATTTCGTGAAATGGCCAGAAAAAATATTAAATAACTGCTACCGTTGTCAAAAAGCAAAAAAGAAAAAGAATACAACACAGCGATTGGGAGAAAAATTGAGGAAAATGTTTCATTTGGGAGGCGATAAATTTAATTTTACCTTTTTCTTATTGGTGACAGGATCTGCTTTTTACATTTTTTACCTCATTTATTACTACTTTTTATTGCCTAAGAAAGTGAATCAATTACTAATCCCTAACAAGGAAATATGAGTATATATAAATGGGGAAAAAATGTATTCCAGGCGTCATTTGTGTTGAAAATATGACTCTTTTCGTTTGCGCGTTTTTAGGAATGGTCGTTTTGTATTTGTTTTTGCGAGTGCAAGATTTAGCAAAAACACAACAACCAACCCAGCAAATAGTACACAGTCCCATTCGTCCGGACCCGAGTCGTTGTGATTCCAATAGAGGAGATCCGTTGACCAACCCCTACGTTCCCCCGATCAAATGCGACAGCGGAGGTCTTCCGATCAATGTTCCCACGCAACATTATTCCTCACAATATTCCCAAGTGGGGATAGTAACGAAACAAAAGGGAACACACAGCGAAATTTTGCCTCTCATGGGCAGAAGAACAATCACTGCGCGTAACAAATGGCAGTATTATACAGTATCTGGAGGAGGAAATGGAGGTAATTTACAAACGAAACTGCCTGTGAGGGCCAAAGGAAAAAATTGTTCCGGGGAATATGGATGCGATGAGATTTTTTCACGCGACGAAGTATATGTCGAGGGATACCAGGATCTATTTGTCGCAACCATGTACGAAAATGGATTGTTTTCGTACATACCTTTTTAGCTAGTTTAGGTATAAAATTATATACCTAAATATATAACGCGATTATGTCCTATCCGGCCATACAAATACAAAATATTATCGAGAGCGATCCGGTCGAGATGTTAATCGATTATAACAATTCGGAAACAATCGTTGGTAAAAAACGGTTTCAATTCGAGATTACTTCGAAAAATAATGGTTGTTATTTCCAGGATGAGTTGTTCACTCCCGTTGAAATTCGGTTGACTGGACCGTTACATCGCAAAGAAAATGATCAACACTCGCACGAACTCGTGATTAAGCATACAAATGAAAATGAACATTTGTACATGTGTTTTTTTGTCTACAATGACAATCTTCCCAGCTACAATAATTTGTTTTCGTTAAACACAAAATTGGATGGATTATTCAGTAGACTTGTGGAAAAAGAAGAATTGGCATTGCACTCTTTACTGTGTCCCTTGGAAAACCTCGACAAAATGTATTACCAAACAAAAAACCAAAATCATGTCGTCGTATTTGCAAACGCCTTGTATACGAGTAAGCTTCCACCTATTCAATATTCGCAGAAAAGTGCACAAACTGCGTATAAAGAAATATATCTCTCAAACCATTTTGATATTTTATCTTTATTCTCGTTGGATACCAAAATACAATCGATATTTCCAGGAAGCGTTCAAATAGGTACCATGCAACAAAATGAACTCGAAGGGTTTCGTGGGAGAAAAAAGAAAAAGAATAAAGGCGGGGCGAAAAAACGTCAACGACGACGTAGAAATGCCGCCTCGAAATTAAATAGCCAGATATTATTATTAAATAGTAAAGTGGATGCATTTATTAATGCACAAGTTGAACAACCAGTGAGAACAGCAATAGCCAATGCAGTGAATGCTGACGTTAATAACAATGTTAGTCCATTAGTTCGTGGTATAATTGATCAAACTGTGACAGATAGTAGAGCTGGTATAAGGGAAAGAATCTGGAAAGAAAACGAGCATATGGAGTGCGATTTACTAGAAGACAATGGTAAAGGTGTGTATAAAGATACAATTGTCATGCCACTTGGTGCGGGAGCATATGAACAAGGAGCGACCATGTTTATGAGTTTTTTATATTTCTTTTTAATCGGCGCAGTGATAAGTATCGGTTCGCCTTATTTAACGCTTATTGCGATAAAACACGTTGATAATTCTTATTCCATGGCATTAACGGTTGTCTGGGGAATCATTTTATTAATAGGAGTCATTTTAATCGCCGTTGCGTTGGCCCCGAAAACAAAAGTCATTGACAAAAACGGGAAAGAAAAGATCCCGCCTGGATTGAAAAAACTCACAAAAAAGAAAAGAATCTTAATATCTACTCTCGGGTTCTTCTTCATGGTCATGTTTGGGTTTTCTTTTTTATCCAACACTATCGCAAAAATGTCGGGAATGAGTTATGGACCTGGATATTCTTACAGCGCGTATTATGATAAAGAGAATATCAATACCGCGCAAATATTCGATATTTACGCAATTAGTAAACCCGTAAAATTAAACTAATGAACCGCCTAATAGTTTATCTGCGGTAGGTCGATAAGCGCTTTCCACAAACCCTTCGGATTTACGAATAGGTGCCATTGTACGAATCACTTCTTCTTCTAACGACACTTCTACAGGTTTGTTCATTTGTTTTATTTCCTCTTGTTTCTTTCTCTCAAATAAAACAGGGACAGGGGCAATAGGAACTAAAGGAGATAGACCATTGGTGCTCCGTCGGAAAAGCTCATATGCGACAAAAATGGTTAAAATGCCGAGAACGGGAGTCACGTAAAACACCATGTAAATAGTGACCAAAATAATAATCGACATTCCTAGATTTGAATTAATGTACGGAATCATTCCAGCAGGAGTTGGAATAGAAAGGATTAAATAAAAAGCAAAAACAACAAATAGTATGATTTCTAAAGGAGAAATAGCATGCAACGAGAGTTTCATTGAATATATATTGTGTCACGATATTTTATACAAAACATTTAGACAAGATATGCCCCCGCCAGACAGATTTTTTGATCAAGTAGAATTCGTGTGTGATTCTTATACGGGGGCGCCGTCGCCCGATATCAGTCAAAACTGCGTCTACAAAAACGAGATGGCGAATATGAATCGCAACGAAGGACATCAATTAGACATGTCCGAGTTATATACTCGAGGTTGGATTCAAACGATGAATCTTGTTATTGGAGTGTGTGTGCTTGGTTCAGGAATATATTTTTGTTCAAAGTAAAAAAAAAGTTAAGAAGGGCTAAATATAATATTAATTAAAAGTATATCCATGCCGACAGAATTAAAAGTTTTTACGGATGAACTAAAAAAGTATACTGGAACGACTTATGTTTCCACTTTAGATAAGTTGGTAGAATCTTGTCGTGATAATCCAAACCATGTACCTGATAATGGTACTGTATGCTATAGGATAGAGGGTGTGTGCAGTAGCAATAATAATTGTTATTATAAAAAAACGGAAACTACCCCGTTTGATATCAGTGTAGTTTATCCCCTGTCTGGACATTCAACTAACGACGTAAGTAATGTAATTGGTGTGGCATCTAGATCAATTACATGGGGCGATCTCAAAGCATTGCAGTTGAGTGAAAGTTATCGAAGCACAAGTGCGGTGGATGATGAACACATCAGACAAATTATGCAAGACATTCACGATTTAAGTGGGTCGCTTCAAAGTTCATTTCATGCGGGTACTTATAGTGACACAATAAATATGCAAAGAGAAAACCGGATTAAGCGCGATGCATTAGATCGAAAAATGCAATCTCTTTATGAACAAGAGTCAGATGTGACGATGCGATATGACAATTCCGTATACACTACATTAATTTGGACAGTAATGACAACCTCGATACTTTATTATTTATTTATCAAATTGTAGTATTATTATATAGAATATATTTATACGAATGACTACGCCAAAACCATTTGAATCATTTTCTACCTATGGAAGTTTTGAACATCAAGTAAATTCTTTGGATCACCTCAACACAACGTTTGTAGACATTTCCGCCAATTTAGCAAAATATCAACAAAAAAAGGGCGAATTGGATGTGTATGGTGATTTCAGAGGGGATTATTTGGAATATCGGGACAAAATAAATACCGTTCAAGGTGCGGCAAAAGAAGACATAGAACAAATGATTATTCAACAAAATAATGTGTACATAATAGGAATGATAACAGTCACTACAATATTGATCTCGTTGTATCTCGTGTTAAGAAAATAATCTTTCTTTAGGGAGAATCAATTATTTGTCGGTACATGTTATAAGCATGATATCAAATGAAGAAATTTCAACATATCAAAATTATCAGACTAACGTCAAAGAAATCATTCAAACCGAAAATTCTCGTTTAGAATCGAAACAAGCAAATATGGATGCAAATATTACAAATCAAAATCGAATGATTTTATTGAATACTACTTATCGAGACAAACAAAAAAAATATATTTTGATTATCATGATTTTTGTGTTCATATTTATTTCATCGCTGGTGATTATCTTTTTCAAAGAAACATTTGGGTTTTCTACTCAATTATTAGATATTTTAATATTCCTTATTGTCGGAGGCGGATTAATTTCTGCGGTGCTTGTTTATCAAGAAATACAAAATAGAGACAAGATTGATTTCCAAAAATTAAGCAACGAGTCTACCAATCTGATGCCTGCAAAACCAACTCTTAAGGTGACCGATGCGAATCCAAATAGTATAACTCAAAATGCAGCGGCGTCTCAGATGTGTCGTGGAAGCGCATGTTGTGATCCAGTGACTCATTTTTACGATCCGCAAGCGCGTCATTGTAAACCAATTTCTTCATAATAATATATATTATTTTTTATATATTATTGTAAATGCCAACGAATTATCTAACACCAAACGGAAATTATAATGTGTACAAAGAATTAGTGGATCCAGATGGCGTGAAAGCCCTTGTAAGTGACGAACAAAGAAGATTGCAACAAAAGGGAAATGTAATTAACGGGTTGTATGAAACCAAAATCAGATTAGATCATTATACAGAAAGCAATACCCTCCGAAAAAATGCATATTGGAGAATGGGGATGAGTCTTGTTTTGGCCGTCGCCGCTTGTTTTGCTTTAGTTATATTGCAGAAATATTTTCCCATCATTCCCTCAATGTTGATCGATGTGTTGATTATTTCTTTGTTTGCCGGATCGATTATTTATAGTTTAAATTCATACGTGAACATTCAACAACGAGAATTAACGGATTTCAATAAAATGAGACTTGACCCTCCAACATTGGATGAGAAGAAAAAATCAGAGAGTTCTACTGCTTTGTTAAGTGGGACGTTGTCGATTGACAATGCAAACGACTGCGTCGGAAATGCATGTTGTCCTCCAGGCATGACATTTAGTACAGGAAATAACCGTTGTGAAGGGTTTACCACGCTAGCCTCATATTCCGTTGTCAAACCTTACTACATGATGCCTACATTCAGCGTTGCATTATAATAAAATGTTACGATACACTAAAGGAGAACCATGTCCGAAAAACTCCAAGAAATTGCAAAAAAACAAAATGCTTATTTAGAAAAAAGATTTTCTGTTCAGGCAAGTCGAGTGTTTTACAAAAAGCAACAAGTCGAGTCTCTCAATTCTGTGATTTATGGTTTAGTTTGGATTTATTTTATTACTGCCGGAGTTTTTCTAGGTATCCTTTTCGTAGGACCGAAAGCCAAACAATTTTCGTCGTCGTTCAAGTTCGTGGTGCTCTTGCTTGTTGTTTGCTACCCATATATAATCGCTCCATTAGAAATGTTTTTCGTCAAGTTTTTCACTTTTATTGTAGAAACCATTGCGGGAAATGTTTGGACTCGACCCGACAACGAATATTCTTTGGATTATACATATATTCCAATGAGTTATATCCCGAATGTGTATTCGTATTAACACCTAAAACAAAATCGGACTAAAACAAAATCGGACTAAAACAAAATCGGACTAAAACAAAATCGGACTAAAACAAAATCGGACTAAAACAAAATCGGCGGTCCTTGATCAAAATCATCATCGTCTTCACCGTCTGTTCCCTGCAAGGAATTGTTCGAATAATCAGGAGCCTCGTCGTAATGGATCTTGATCTTCACACCAGCCCATCCTTTTCCCGATTTGCATTCTCCAAACTGCTTGTCCATCGCAGTATGTAATTCCTGGGTTTTCCCGAAGATTTTGTTACCATACGTCGTCTTGTACCAATCTGCAAACGCAACATTCAACTCGGTCTTCTTCAAGAGTTTTGTCATATCGCCCTTCACCGCTTCCAATTGGTCATCCATGAATTCCGCAATAAAGTCCTGATTTTTTCGATACTTATTACTCGAAGCGCTGACCATGTCACATACTTTCACAATGCCATTTGTCTCAAATGCGCGCGCGACTAACATTGCCATGAATGTTGGTGCCCATTGACGAAACTTTTCGTCAAAACTATCCACTTTTTTAAACTGATATTTTTTGTCTTTATTTCCTTGCACCGGATCGTCTGTAAATAAAGACATAAACTCAACGACTCGAATACGTCTCCACGTACCATGATCCCTGCTTTTGATATCCAGAAAGTGATTCGCCATAATCACCGAAGATACCTGAGGGGTGAATGTCACCTGCTGGCCATAGAGAGCACGACAAGACATTTTGTCTGTCCCACTCGTCAGCTGTTTCATGGGTCCTTCATTCAATTTCTCTCCTTCGGAAGGCTCTGCGGTAACGGCGAATCGCGCACCAATAATCGCAAATAGTTCGGGTGTGCTTTGACCTCGTCGAGGTCGTTCTTGCGTGAAGAACGATACATCCAATTCTACCGCATAATCCCCCATAATCGTTTGTACAAATTTCACCAACATTGATTTTCCGTTCTGTCCTATACCCGTGTAATAATGAAGACATTGATTGAGTGCAGTGTCGCCAATGAGAATAGAGGCCAAATGATCCCACATGTATGCGCAAAGTTCGGGAATAGGAAAGAGTTGGTTCATGTAATTTCGGATTTCTTCCATGTCTGCGCGGGTTTTTTCGGGGTTTAATGGGATGTAGTCGGCATTGGTGCTTTTGCTAATAAAATCTTCGGGATACCCTTTGCGGAAAACCTTTTCTTTGAAATCGATGACACCATTCGAAAAGCAAAGCAAATACTTGTTTTGGTCGAGCTTTTCCATAAACTCGGGATCGTAGAACAATTCTCTCGCTTCTTTCATAATATTATCCTTGTCTTTGGAAGCTCCTAGCGAAAGTGCAATGTCCAATACTTTATTCGCACGTCCCATTATCAATTTATATTCTTCGTGCTCCGTATTCAATTCTCCGTCGGGGGTTTTGAATGTCATGGCACGGGCAGATAGGGTGCGCGCCTTCTGGTGATATAGACTACGAAGATCAGTGGAAATTGCATTTCGCAATGATGTTCCCGAATCGTTCTTGGACCATCGATGATTCTTGAATTTGAACCATTCGTTTGACTTGATGCTACACGCGACATATTCTCCCTTTTTCATTTGATAGAGTACCGTCGCCAAATCATAATCGGAACTGCCTTTTGCGTTCTTTTTTCGTGGGTTGTTAATCTGATCGAGGGTAATATTTTCAATGGTTTGCTCTAGATAATAATCCAGGGTCTTCTCTCGCACTTCGGCATACTTTTCTCCTGCATCGTTTTTCGACCAATACATCAACGATTGTTTGGTGACTCCGCCAATCGGAAGATGTTGAAATTTGGCCCACATATCACATAGATTCGAAATGTCGGAATATTGAAAAGAACTCGATTGTGCGCTGAACGCGATCCACACAATATGCAAATGTACACTGATACTTCTTAGCGCAAACCCCACTTTGATCCATTTTGAATAGCTACCTGGCCCATAGTATGTTTCGGGCAAAGTCATCGTGTAATAGAACATTTCTCTCAGTTCATATTGACTGGAACTCAAATTGTCCAAAAACGTATTCAAACAAAGCATCATGTCTTCTTTATTTCGTATGACACGTATCGCTGATAGGGGAATTTGAAACGATTCACTATCTTCTGCCACATGCGTCGTTGTCACGGGTTTTGCTGTCGGTTTGGAATCGAATTGTTTTAATTTCTCCACCATGTCGTCTTTTAACAACGACATTTTCGGTCGATTTGTCATACGCGGACTCATCAAACGATAGTGTTGGGACATGAAGGAATCTAGTTTACTCGAATCATCCAACAAGGAATGCATGATCCATTCGTTCGCATCCACGTCATAATTCACGTTGTACGCTTGCGTCGCCACATAATGCGACACGTCATCGCGCTTCTTGGAAAAAGGCATCAACCAACCATTTACGCCGTTTGAAATGGCGGGGTCGAGTACATCTTCCCATCCACCCACATTGATGATTTTCAAATCAGTCCAGATCTTTTCCGCATAACCAATAATCCGCGTTCTGAGCCATTGATGATACTTTCGATCGATTGCAATACCAATAATCAAATGAATCCCGTCTTTGACGACGTTTCCCGTTTCCTTGATTTCGACTCTAGGAGATGGTTTTTCCTGCACAATCACAGGAAAATGTACATCCTCGTCCATTTCAAACAACGTTTCTATTTCTGTTAGATACCATTCGATGAGTTGATCGATATGGATTTTCTGATATTGGCGGGTGGTGAGTTCGGCGGGAAAACGAAAATCGATGTCAATTAATATAGGACCTGCTTGTTTATTTTTTTCAATGAATTGTCGCTCGATCAAATTGTGTGTTTTTTTTGGTTTTATTACATCTTTAAAGTACAGTTGCAGGTACTCTGCGTGATCTTCGTCTGGAATATGAAATTTCCGACTCGAAAACTGACTAAATTCAGTATGAGTGATCTCTAAATCTTTGGATTCCTTGGGAATAACATGTGCAGTGAGGAATTGTTCCAAATTAGAGTATTTAGGTTTGACAGCAACGGCTTCCATTCGCCTCTCCTTGTGTAAAATATGAAGATACTTTTAAATCGGTTTTTTGATTCAATTTTTTGTCGACTTCTGCTTTGTCGAGGACTTTCTTTCCAGGGATTTTTAAACTGGGGAAAAAACGTTTTTTTTAATCAATTTTTTTCCAAGAAAAATTGAAAATAATATAAAGTCTTTTAGAATAAACAAAACAATGTCCACGAGCCAATCAATTCGTTTTTGTAATTATTGCGACAATAAATATTATCATAAAATCGACGAGAAGAACGATTTAATTTATTATTGCCGGGTATGTGGAATTGAAGACGCCACGATAACTACAAAAGGATTATGTGTTCTGGATACTCAGTTTGAATCTATTAGTGGAGAAAATAAACAATTCGATCATTTGATAAACCGGTATACAAAACTAGATCCCACTTTGCCACATATCCACATTCCTTGTCCCAATCTCACTTGTTCGACAAAAACCGACGCGGCGAATCCAAATAAACTTACCGATGCGGTCTATTTGCGTTACGACGACAATGCAATGAAACATTTATACATTTGCACCATCTGCGATTTTACTTGGAAGTCAAATTAGAATAGAAAAAAAACCCAAAGAAAAACCCAAAGAAAAACCCAAAGAAAAACAAAAGGAAAAACGAAAAAAATTGATTTTTTTTGCTTTTTATTGTAAACGTATATATAAATATAGTTATTAGAAGATTCAATGAGCTTATCTGTCTACAAAGATTTGTTTGGTGGTGGGGATGAAGAAAAAGAAGAGGAAGAGGAGGAAGAATACTCTACTGACGAAGAAGAGGAAGGAAGAGGGAAAAAGGAGGAGGAGGAAGATGAAGATGAGGAGGACGACGAGGAAGAAGAGGAAGCAGAGGAAGCAGAGGAAGCAGAAGACCAAGAAGATGCGGGAGATAATTCTTTAGAAGGAGATGGAAGAGAAGATGATTTAGACGATGACGAGGAAGAAGAGGATGACGAGAATATTTATCAAAAATTGAGTGAACCCAAAATAATGCAATCCTTGGAAATGATCCATCCCGAAATCAAATCGTGTAACTACGAAGAAATTGTCGCATTGTCAAGAATCGTAAGGAATGCAAAAGGACAAATCATTGATCCGTTGCATACCACGATCCCGTTTTTGACCAAATATGAAAAAGCACGAATCATTGGTGCTCGGGCAGAACAAATTGATCGCGGTGGACCCGTTTTCGTAGAAGTAGATCCACGTATAATACACGGCCGAACCATTGCCATGATGGAATTCGAACAAAAAAAGATTCCCTTTATTATTGCCAGACCCTTGCCGAATCAAGGCATAGAATATTGGCGCGTGGAAGATTTGGAAATACTTTAATCTTCAAATACAGAAATGAAAGACTTGAATTCTGATATATGGTTACCCCACTTTTGGTTTTTTTTGTATAGTGTCGCACATGGCTATCCCGAAACTCCAAATCAAGTGACGAAACGGAAATACTATGATTTCGTGCAGAATATTCCTTTGTTTCTTCCCCATGCCGAAGTACAAAATCAGTTTAGTCATTTATTGGACGAATTTCCAGTGACTCCGTACTTATCAAATAAAGATTCTTTTACTTATTGGATCCATTTCATGAAGAACAAATTAAGTGAAACGCGGGGGAAAGAATTGCATTCTCATCTCGAAGATTTAGACGAGTACTACGGGAAATATCTTCCCCAATCTTTTCAAGTATCGACCCGTTTCGGTATTCAAAAGAAGTTTTTGGTTTGGTTTATCATTATGCTTTTATTTTTCGGGGTCGTATTTTTATCCCAGAGAACTATAAAGTAAAAAAAGGTTCGGTAATGAGAATCGAATTTATCTTGCTATTGCTTACGGGCGGTTTAATTTATAATGTATATACGGAAGGAAAATATTTAAAATTACTCATGTCCTATAAAAAATATTATCAGATGGCAGGGATTGCATTTGGAGGATTGGTGTTGTGTTGGTTATTCAAAAAAAATCCACAAAAAGCGAATGCAATGATTGCCACTTCAAATGAATACTTGAAATATTTGCCCATTGACCAAAATACAAGTAATATTTTATCGCCCATTCTAGATTTTACTTCGAAACAAAACTTTTCTCAGGAAAACAAATCAGAAAGCGGTGGCATTTTAAATATGTTTCTTCCACAACAACAACCACAAGGAGGGAAATTAATGAATTCGGGGAAAACAGTTGGCGGAGGAGCGACAAAACGATCCGTCAGTGAAACCAAAAAGAAATTCGTGGCTTCGAGACAAAATTGGTCGTGCAATGACTGTAAAGAACAACTGACCGCTTGGTACGAAGTAGACCATGTAGTAAGATTGGAATATGGAGGGAGCAATCATATAGATAATTTAGTGGCGTTGTGTAGAGATTGTCATGGCAGAAAAACAACGATCGAAAATTTGTAGTTTATTCGTCGTTTATATATCTTTGTATATAAATGACGGCGTTTCTGAATTATTTTTCTACGTGGAGTGATGATTTTAAGAAACGGATGATTAAGAATTTAATTCAATATGGAATTTTTGCGTGCATGGTTTTTTATTACTTGTACTTTTTTTCTAGTATTAAACACGATTCCAAAGCATTAGACGAAAAAAGTCTCCCGTGGTATTACGTGGGACTGATTTTGCCCATGGTGGTATTTGGCTTTTTGCTGGCATCGAAACTAGAAAATATACGATATTTGGGTCTCGTCGTCGCAATGGTGTTGGCGACTTGCCTTCTATTGTTACGTACATACTTGCCCGCTCTCGATACGTTCTTTAATTACATCATTAACTTTTTCATGAGTTACGTGAACAATCCAGCATTGTCACCCGAGCTAAATTTTTTACTCACACTCTCACTGAAAGCACTGGCATTTGGCGCGATCATTATCGGGATTTCTATTTTTTATAATGTATTTCTTAATGATTCTTATCGACAACAAGGCAAAACGGGATTTATATTGTATTTCCTCTTTTTCATACCTTGTTTGATCAGCGATTATATCAAATATATCATGGAAGAATTAAAAATGACCCCCAATGTAGTGTATATATTACTGCTACTAGAACTGGCCTTTATTTTGTTATATATATACGTTCCAAAACTGATTGACAAAATCGTTTTAATACGCGGGACGCAAATTGTGAGAGAACCGCGTTTCATCTATGGAAAACAAGTCGTGAGTAACAATGCTCCTTTTGTCGACACGAGTACTCTACACGACCAATATAAATCAAAATTTATTATGGACAGATTGCTCAAAAACTACTCTATCTCCATGTGGATAACGGTCAATACCGCGAATGTGGAAAAAGGACACGAAGCCATGTTGTTCCGTTACAATGATGATTTGGGTACTGCATTGGCGCCAGATGCTCCAATGAATGGAAGCCCATATATTGCCTATACGGATAATGATAACTGGAAATTTGTAGTCTCGAATTCGGATATTAATATCCTGCATCAATTGCGAAATAATTTGTTTGCGTGGGTAATTACATCGAGTGAGTTTCAACCTTGGTTTTTCGCACAAGATGCCAAGTATCAGATTGAAAGTGTAAAAATAGAAGTACAAAATAAAATACGGAATTTCGGGATAACGTTCGACGAGGACCCCATGCTTCTTTTTCAAAATATTTATGAACAACTTAACAAGATTGATAATTATAAAACGTTAAAAGATGGAATAGACAATGGGACCATTGAAAAATCGGCTGAAAATGTAGCGAAATTGAAAAAATTCCAAATGTATGACATTTACACCGACAAGTCATATATGCCATTAAAGGAAGCGATAAAAAACAATTCCGAAACAAATACCATATTGCAATTATTGTTTACTTGGGTTAGGATAGATTACACTGATTTATATACCATCTTTACAACGAAATTAGCAGGGAATGACGCAGAGATACTGAAAAAAATAAAATCGAAAATGATCGACAAATGCAAAGAAAAAAGTCCAGGAATAAACGATATCAAAAATTTCTCCATTGAAAATCCAGATTTGATTCAAATGGTTCAAACGCAACTAACAGACAATGACGCCGCGCTAAAACGAAGCATTGACAAATATTATACCCCCGACGGAAACAACGCGATCACCACGACTGTGTATATGCCGTCTCAACGATGGCACTTTATTGTTTTTAATTATCGAGACACGATGGTAGATTTGTTTATCAACGGGGAATTAGAACGCACCTTTTCTTTAGGAAACCATTTGCCATTTTATAGAGACACGAACGTCATTACTATTGGCAACGATAAAAAAACGGTTCACGGAGCGGTATGCAATGTAATTGTATATCCTTTTCCTTTACAAAAATCAAAAATTTCACAAACATATAATGTATTAAAGTTGCAAAACCCTCCCGTAAATAATATATATTAAGAATATATCGGAATTGAAATGAACTATACCTTAATCATTTTAGGCATAATTTTAGTTGTGATTCTTTATGTTTTATACACCGTTATTTCTGAAAAAGGTGTTTCCGTCACGAAAAAATTATATTTGAAAGAGGCGAACTCTTCGATTGCGATGAAAGATTTGTCAAATCCGGTTTCGGTTCGATATTCTTATAATTTATGGGTGTACGTGAATGCATTAACGAACGGCGCGCCTATTAATAATATTTTTTCGATCAAGAGCGCAACTGCTACCCCTCAAAGTTTTTTCGAATTAAACCTGACGAGCGATGCGAAATTAAAATACAAAATTACGACAGTGGCATCTGGCGGGGAATCTATGGTTGACAACGAAGCAATGTCGAATTTCCCTCTGCAGAAGTGGGTATATATTAGTATTAGTGTGGATACAAATATTGTTGATATTTACATCGATGGAAAACTCATTCGTTCTCAAAAGGTGGACCGAATCCAGCCTCCAACGAAAGAATGCTCTGTCATGTATCCCTCGAATTTTGATGCTTACATTGCAAAATTCGACCGATTTGACAAACCAGTAGATCCTGAAACGGTATGGAACGCATATATGGCAGGCAATGGTGGTTCATACTTTACCAGTTTATTTTCATCGTACGGGGCAAATCTCACATTAACCAAAGACAGTTTAGATTTAAGAAAGTTTACCATGTTTTAGGAGAGAACTGTCTCAAAATATTATATACTTGTAATATAATATTTCATGGACGTACAAAAACCATTTCTCGAGCAGATAAAATCGACAGTGCCGACCGCAAATGATGTGTCCAAAAGTGTAAGTGCAACTGCTCAAAACTTTTCGGATTCGATCGCAAATGCCAAGGCGGGAGTACAAAACTCTCTAAGTGAATTTTCAAGTAAATCCGTTCTGAATGCGGGGAGTGAATTCTTGGATTCAAATGGTCTTTTAGCCAAGTTTGCTTTTATTATTTTCGTACTCATTATGTTCATGATGGTTATGAAAGTGGCTCTTTCCATTTTAGGATATTTCATGAGTCCCTACGGCAATCCTTACGTGGTTCGCGGTTTATTAGATGGTTCCGAGTCTGCTGTAGTTACCCAGAAACCCTCCGATAAGAATGCAGTTCCCATTTTACGATCCAATGATCGCGTGAAAGGGATGGAATATACTTGGTCGATCTGGTTGAAAATGAAAACGTCTATTCCTGAAGATAAGTATAAATGCATATTTGTGAAAGGAGACTCAAGATTTGATGGTTCCGGAATCAACTTATTAAATGGACCAGGGCTATATGCCAAAAATGTTATGCTTTCCCCTGGCGTTCACGAATATAAACTCACAATCGTTCAGGACCTGATATCGAATACTCGCGATCAAGTCGATGTAGCATCTATTCCTCAAAACAAATGGTGTCATGTGGCGATTCGTTTGCAGAACATGGTGATGGACATTTATGTGAATGGAACGATCGTGAAACGCCACACGATGAGTTCGGCCCCGTCACAAAATTATAATAATATCACGGTCCATGGAAATGGTGGTTTCGCAGGAAGTACTAGTAATCTTCGGTATTATAGTTATGCATTGAACGTATTTGAAATAAATAATATAATTATGTTTGGACCAGATACCAAGAAAAGTAGTATATCAGAGGACAATACGGGCACTGGCAATTTCTCTTATTTGTCCAATTTATGGTATTCTGGACAGTATTGAAAAAATATTTGAAAAAAAATATCTTTTCTTATGGAAAATGGATGTATCAACGGATGTCGTATCCGTAAAATCGATTTGCTACCAAAGAAATAAAAAAATGTTATTCAATATCCCTCCTCCTCGATATACGGTAGTATCTCCATACACATCTCAACAATTCACTAAATTTCAATTAGATATGCGTAGAAAAGCGGAGATTCTGCAACATAACAGTGTTCAAAAAAGCACGCAAACGAATTCTCTCACAAAAGCACAACGGTTTGCTCAAATCGTTCGTTCTCCGCCTCCTTTGTCTTCATTGTCCATTGCAGAAAATAATTGCCCGACGTGGACAAGTAGTTCCGACGTCCCTGGACCACGAATGCAACTTTATATGGACACTTCTGTGCCATTATACAATTTTGCGACTACGGCTCGCGCGTATGGAATTCTACCCCTCGACAACACTTCTCCCTGGCGCATCTATAAATCTACAGACACAATCACGTTTCTTGCAAACGAGAGCACTTTTTTAGCTGCGATTGAAATATTAGATCCCATTGAATCTCCTTCTCTCGTTTTTTCTTTATCCATCCCTTTATTCTCTTACAAAATTCAAGTATTGTATTCGGAATCTGTTGTATTCGAGAGCAATGCAACGAGCACAGTCGAGATCCCATTGAAAACCGCGCCGGGATATTTTTATGAAATATATTTGACTTTTACCGTGTCGAGGCCGTTGGACATGTCAACGGTTACGATTACTGCGACCTAGCATATAGATTCGGGTTCAAACATATTTGTTCATTTGGGAACACTTGTCCCGAGATACACTTGTCACTCTCCCCAATATCAATGCATCCTCGTTTATTTTGGTATTCACCCACCAAACACCATTTGGTTTTGCTGGATCCTAAACTTTTTTGAATGGTATCTTCTCCTGCATCCGGTTTCGGTTCATTGCTCTTAGAAGACGATTTTAAAAGTAAATTCCCCACGTTTTGAACGGCTCCTTCTGCTATATCAATGCCTACTTTGGCGGTATCGCTCACCACGTCGGCGGTTTTGTTGATGATTGTGCCAGATGAATATCCTACAGAGTTCAAAAAATTCACAAACAATGGAGATACATAATTCACGGTATTTTGTAGTATATTTCCGAATATATGGAGCAAATTAATTCCTAAATAAGAAAAAAAGAGAATAAGGACCAGACCAACAATGACCCACATTTTTCCGTCCATAAATGAGGATTCTACTGGAAGTGCTTCGGCAATGGTCGTTGGGCGTTCTTTTTGTTCTTCCAATAGGTTCATCTCGAGTATATAATAATAGAGAGATTCATTCTGCAAGATTCGTTATCCCACTTTTTTTCTAATATATATAAGAATAAATGAGTTTTTTCCCAATGGTAGAAACGTTTTTCTTTATTAGTTTAGGAATAAGTTTTCTTCTTATTTTTTTAATGGTGTATCATTTCAAAAACCGTGTCGACTCTCTCGAACAAAGCAATGTAGCTCTCGCGGATATTTGCAAAACAATGGTGTATGAAATGGAAACGATCAAAAGATCTGTTAAGGAAATACGTTCAGATGAAAGGATCCCTAGTGAAGCCTTTCCGAATGCCTCGTTAATGATGGAAATGTTTCGCCGTAGTCAATTTGAGGAGGAAGAAGAATCTGCGGATCCCATATATAAAAAAATTGTTATTTCGGATATTTTGAATCCCGGGTTAGATATTCGCGAATGGACAGAAGTCGTGAATGATGATGAGGAGGAGGATGAAGAGGATGAGGATGAGGAGGAGGAGGAGAAAATTGAGTTGGTAGTGGAACAAGGATTGGCAGAAGGATTGGCGGAAGAATTGGCGGAAGAGTTGGCAGAAGAATTGGCGGAAGTGGAAGATTTGTCGAAAGAATTGCCGGAAGTAGAAGATGACTTGATTTCGGAATTAGATCAAGTAGACACCATTAGTACCATCTCTCAAAATAAACCAATCAAGAATAGTCCATATCAAAAAATGAACGTACAAATGTTAAGAACCCTTGCTATTCAAAAGGCATTATGTGCAGATCCATCCAAAATGAAAAAGTTGGATTTAATTCAACTGCTCACATCCGCTTAGGAAAAAAAAAATAATACATAGTATATATTATTTTTCATGTTTTCTTTTTTAACAACTTCTCGAGGAGAAAGTGTATATCGCGCATATCCTTCTGTTTCTTTTCCAACGGACAATTATCAATCCAACAATAAATTTGAGAAATTTCCATCGATGATGAACGATGGACGCTCGGTTCAAGCTTCCTGGCAACCAGGAACCGTTGTAAATCAAATTATTCAGAAAGAAAATGGAATTCAATCCAATTGGCAATACCGCAAATATTTAGCGAAACACGCCAACGAAATACGTGCGCAACATTTCCAAGCGGCATGCACCGATACAGGATATTTTGTTCGAGATCACAAAAATAAAGATACCCCTTATCACACTCCACAAACGTACAGCTCCTTACATGAACCTATTAAACATCGCGGTTTTGGTTCCAGCGATTTGAAAGAATTGTATTTGTCTCGAGAACAATTGCATGCCAAACAAGTGGTTCCTTCGTTAACAGAAGCTGAAATGATTAAACAGATGAAGATTTGAAATGGTCATGAAATATATAAAACGTATCGGTCATGACCCTTAAGAATGAAATGAGACAAAGTCCCATTTTAATTCAAGGGTGTAAACATTTTCAGGAAAGAGAATAAAGCCAGGCCAAGAAGAAAAGGATGTACATGATTAGTATTGATGTGGGGATTAAAAATATGGCGTATTGTGTTTTTTGTATAGAAAACAATACTTGTACGGTTGTAGACTGGAATATTTTGAACCTTTCCTTACAAGACCGAGTCGCCAAATGCGATCCTCCTCTTCTTTGCAATCATGAGAGAAAGAAATGTATGAGACGAGCCAAATATACCAAAGGGGATTATGTACGGTGTGAAAAACATTTGAATGTCTCGGAAAATTACATTTTGCCCGATACCAGTCATTCTTTGTCATCCCTTAAAAAACGTCCCGTGTCTGAGTTGAGAGAAATGTGTGGAGCTGTAAGAAAAACAAAACAAGAGTATGTACAATTGCTTTTCGAACAATACCAAAACATGTCATGGACGTTAATCCCAGAAACGAAACCCACTTCTGCAAATAAACTCGATTTAATCACCATTGGACGCAATTTACATTCTCAACTCTCTCAAATCCCTATTATGAGACAAATTAATTATGTAGTCATTGAAAATCAAATATCACCAATCGCCAATCGCATGAAAACGATTCAGGGAATGATTGCACAATGGTTTATTATTCATGGAAAACCTTCTGATATTATTGAATTTGTCTCGTCTTCCAATAAACTAAAGGCATTTACCAAAGAAGAAAAGGAAGAAAAAACAGAGACAAAAGAAAAGGAAACAAAAGAAGAAAAAGAAAAAGGGAAAGATTCCTACAAAAAAAATAAGAAAAATGGAATCTTATTTTGTCGACAAATCCTGGAAGGAAATGAAAAGTGGTTAACGTTTTTAGACGATTTCCCTCAAAAAAAAGACGACTTGGCCGATTGTTTTTTGCAAGGTTGGTGGTATTGGAAAGAAAGAATTTCTCGAAAAACGATTCCAGAAAAAAATAAAGAATAATGAATGCGGACAACTTAAAAATAAATAATGTAACTAGACCATAAATGGAAGTGATCGACATCGATTTGGACAATATTCCGTTAAGCAACGACACCCGTCAAGTGAATGCTCCCTCTGTGAATTTTGGAGGCGGGATTGAATTGTTAATGAACGAGAAAAAGCGAAACCAATCCGGATCTACGCGAATTGATTTAGACGAATTGGACAATTTAGAAAAAGAATTAAACGATTTAAGTGGAAAATCCGCCCCGGCGCCCGAAACAAAACAACTCAGTGGGTTAAGTGGATTTTCGAATTTCTTTAACATGGGGCAAAAAACGCCCGTCCCTACACCTACTCAAGAGTATGAAAGCGATGCGAAATTAGGAAGTGCCACTAAAGAAACAGTCGGAAACGAGTCCTCTTCTCGTACTTGGGATGGATTTTCCAAAGCAGGAGAGGATATTCCCAAAGAGAGAGCGTCTTCCCATTTGTCAGAACGAGAGAAGAGAAGAAAGAAGCGAATGATGATTAAGAAAATGGAAGAGTGGCACGAAAAAGGAACCGTGAAACACATTTCGCATTTCAATATGGATTCGAATTACGATGAAGTGGAAGACGAATATGAAGGCGCTCTCGAAGATAAGCGAAAGAAAGATAGCATTAAACTTCAAGGATGGTGGTTTACAACGGTCATTAATACCATGGAATATGGAAATGCCTTATTAAACCCATTTGATTTGAATTTGGACGGATGGGGAGAACAAGTCAGTGAAGATTTGGATAGTTATGAAGAGATTTTTGCAGAATTACACGAAAAGTACAAGGGCGGCAAGATGGCGCCAGAAGTATCGCTCTTATTGCGTCTCGGATTTTCTGCAGCGGTGGTCAATATGAGTAATAAGATGTTGAGCAGTGCGACTCCGGGTTTCAACGATGTCATGAAACAAAGTCCAGAATTGATGAAAATGTTTACCAACGCCGCCATGGATACCATGAGTAAACAAAATTCGGCTTTCGATTTTGCGAAAACCATGTTGAATCCGCCCGAACAAGTCAATACCAAATTTGGTCCTCCGCCCGCACCTTTGGAGACAAAACAAATGTCTCCTCCACAGAGACCAGGAATGCAATTTACACAAGCCCCTGGAAATCGTCCCGACTTGGCCGCCGCATCCAATCCAATGTTTCGAGAACAAGGAATTGATTTGAACAATCGCAATGAGATTCGTCCTCCTCAGAGTCGTCCTGAGATGAGAGGTCCACAGACGACCGATATTGATCAGTTGCTATCGGGATTGAAGAAGAAGGAATCTCCTGTCCCGCCGCCTTCCGCGCCGTTTCCTTCGTCAGGGAACAATTCCATGATTAGCGTATCCTCGCTCCAGGATTTAGAAAATACCAACATGCCCAAACGAACAAACCGTAGAGGACGACCGAATAAATCTGATAAAAATACAGTGTCTTTAGATATTTAGAATATTTATTTTTTGTAATAATAAAAATACATATATTTAAAACGCGCGATGGTGAAAGTCAATTATAATACTTTCGTGAATGGCGAGAAAAAAGATTTGACCGAACTCTTTGAAAATACATCCATGGTGAATATTGATCCTTTGAATTATACGAAAAAAGTTATTTCTGTCGATTATAATCCGAATGCGTCTATTTATTCGAGCAACGTTTCTGTATTTGTCGACGGCGTTTCCAATATCGGGTCTTCGCGAATCACCTTTGG